TCAGGTCGTTATACAAAGGCTCTAGCTCGTGCTATGGCTTACACAAAGCAAGTAAAAGCTGCTAACGTATTGAACAACGGCTTTAACAGCGCCTTTGCTGGTGGTGATGGTCAAGCATTGTTCTCTACAGCACATCCGCTAGTTTCAGGTGGTGTAAACAGCAACACGCCAGCTACTCAAGCTGACTTGAACGAAACATCATTGGAAAATGCTGTTATTCAAATCGCTGCTTGGACAGACGAGCGTGGTCTTTTGATCGCTGCTAAACCTACTAAGCTAATTGTTCCACCATCATTACAGTTCGTTGCAACTCGTTTGCTTGAAACTGAATTGCGTGTTGGCACAGCCGATAACGACATCAACGCAATTAAGAACAACGGTTCTATCCCAGGTGGTTATACAGTAAACAACTACTTGACAGATAACAACGCATGGTTCTTGTGTACTGATGTACCTAACGGCATGAAGCACTTCGTACGTACACCAATGTCAACTGGCATGGACGGCGACTTCGATACTGGTAACGTACGTTACAAGGCTCGTGAGCGTTATTCATTCGGTTTCTCAGATCCATTGGGTATGTTCGGTTCACAAGGTTCAGCTTAATAGCTTGCACTTTGTGGTAAAAAGAGGGGTCTTCGGACCCCTTTTTTATTTCAGGAGAATTACATGAACTTCCCAAACGCAAGTTTAATTCCAATATTTCTAGCAGAAAAAGAACCACTGTTTACACAGTACGATCACAATTTAAAAACACTAAACAAAATTATTAATGACGTAGGTGAGCCACTAGAGGGCAACATTTTCTACGAGCATTTAGACCCACATCGAAGCCAGCTAGTAGAGAAGTTTTTTCCTAAACGCGCCGCTTTAGCTATATTTGCTATGGCCCATAAAGAGATTGTTGAGATTGGCTTTAACTCAGGATTTAGTGCGCTACTAATGCTAACGGCTAACCCAGAACTAAAACTTACATGTGTTGATATATGCGAACATCAATACACAGAACCATGTTTTCAGTACCTAAAAACTATATTTGAAGACAGAATTACACTAGTTAAAGGTGACTCAACAGTTGTATTACCAGAAGTATTGCAGTCCAACAAGAGCCTAACTGGCTATATTATTGACGGCGGCCATGGGTTAGATGTGGCAGAACAAGACTTACAGAATGTTATTAAGTATGCTAACAATGGCGCTGTTTTGTGTTTTGACGATAGCGACTTTGTAGAACTAAGAATGATGCTTAACATGTACATGATGTCAGGTCATTTGGGTAACTTCTGCGATCCTTATGGTCCTACGCAAAATCAAACGCAAATGTTCTTTAAAATAGTTGCAACTTCTTAAAATTAGAGTAAGATTACTGAAACTGGGAAACCAGCTTATTAGACTGCCCCAGCAGACGATATACCGACTAATAGGCTAACTTGTATATAAGGACTCAAAATGGCTAATACTACATTCAGCGGCCCAATTCGCGCTGGTAACATCCCTAACACAACTGGTACTACTGTTGGTACAAACGTACGTAACATCGGTCAAGTTCTAATGGCCCAATCAGCTGTTATTGACATTATTGGCGCATCTGCTAACACTGTTGTAGCTACAATCCCAGCTAACTCACAAATCGTTGATTGCATCCTAAACGTAACTACGGTTAACGATGACTCAAACGCAGCGGCGGTTACCGTTGGTATCACTGGCAACACAAATGCTTTTGTTCCATCAACTTCAGTTAAATCATTAGCTACAACTCGTGGCACAATTGAAACTGTTGGTACAGATGTTGGTTCAACAGACATCCAAGTTAACGCATATTTCACTGCTACTGATGGAAACGGCGCTAACGGTGCAGCTACTGTGACTGTTATTTACTTGCAAGCTAATAACTTAACAGCTTAATTAATCTAGGGGCTTTGGCCCCGCTTACAATTTAGGAGATTAATTATGGCAATGCAATATGACGTAAAAGCAGCACACACAGATGCAAGTGCTAAAATTATTACTGGTCCCGTTCGAATTAAAGGCTATCAAGTAGCTTCTGGTGGAACGGCTGGTGAGATTCAGTTTTGGGATACCTCAGCTAATTCCGCTACTGGCACAGAACGTTTAACATTAAATGTTACTACAAATACCGCTGTTATTTCTACATTGATACCAGGTGAAGGTATTCGTTTTGATCTTGGTGTATATGTAGTATTACCAGCTAACGCAGCGGTAACAACGTTTTATGGCTAAGAAAAAGGGTGTATCTCTAGCTATAGGTCGTGGTGAGAAGTTACCAGTCTCAAAAGGGGCTGGTCTTACTGCTAAAGGCCGTGCTAAATACAACAAAGCTACTGGATCAAACTTAAAGGCTCCACAGCCAGAAGGTGGCGCACGTAAGAAGTCATTTTGCGCGCGTATGTCTGGTATGCCTGGTCCAATGAAGGATGAGAAGGGTCAACCTACTCGTAAAGCAGCGAGTCTAAAACGATGGAAATGTTAATCTGGAACTTAGTGCTGACAACCCTATTGGGTATGTTGGCGTTCTTTTTAAAAGAAAAGTCAATTGAGTTAAACCGTATTCAAATTCTCTTAAACAGAACTCGTGAAGAAATTGCTAAGGAGTACGTGACCAAGGCAGATGTTCATAACGACATCAACCGTGTTTTAGATAGAATAGATCGCATGGAAGCTAAGTTGGACGACTTTATAAAAGGACAACGAAGTGCCATCAACTAGTAAAAAGCAACACAATTTTATGGCTGCTGTGGCTAATAACCCAAAGTTTGCCAAAAAGGTAGGCGTTCCAAAAACAGTAGGAGAAGAGTTTATGGATGCTGACAAAGGCAAGAAGTTCCGTAAGGGTGGCACAACCAACCCTATGAGAGCTGGTATTAACAAGACAAAAACTCGTGCTGGCATGTTACAAATGCCAAATGCGAGCCTTACTAAATTTAGAGGTTTTTCCAAAGGTGGTGATATGAAACATTCAGATATGGCAAAAGACAAACCAATGATGAAAGCAGAAGCTGAAAAGGCTGTAAAAGGTCATGAGAAGCGCATGCACAAAATGGCTAAAGGTGGCGTAACACGTGCAGACGGTTGCGTATCTAAAGGTCATACAAAAGGCAAAATGGTTAAAATGGCTTACGGCGGTAAGTGCTAATTATGGCTAACTATCGCAAACCATCAGTTAAAGAGGTTGAGAAACTAGATAAGTCACGTGAACTTATGGTTCGTGGCATTGAAGGTGAAAAAGACTTTCTATCTAAGATTTCAACAACCATGGCTAAATCAGCACGTGATGATCAAAAGGCTGGCAAGAAGATGCGTGATTCTGTTTCAGAGTCTGCTCGTGAAGGCGAGGCTTATCAGAACGCTGGTTTCCGTAAAGGTGGCTATGTGAAAAAGGCTGATGGCTGTGCAATTCGTGGCAAAACCAAAGGAAGAATGGTGTAATTATGGGACTTAAGCTAGGTGACATTAGCCCAGCTGCTGGAGTAATTTCTGGCAAGGGGGCATTTGGTAAAATGGCTGACAAAGGTTTGTTGGGTATTGGCTCAAGAATGATTGCCAGTAACGCCCAAGAAAAAGATGAAGCCAAAGTTAGAGAAGCTGCTGAAAGAGAAGCCCAGGCTCAAGCTGCAATGGCTAAAGAACAAAAAGCCGCAGCTGCTATGAATGAATATCGTTCTACTGTTAGCAAACCTTTTGGTGGCATGGAAGGTTACAAAGCATTGAAAAGCGGCGGTAAAGTTAAATCCGCTTCATCACGCGCAGATGGTTGCGCAATTCGTGGAAAGACAAAAGCATGAGACCTTCTCGTGGTATGGGCGCTGTAATGACAAGCAAGATGCCTGGCGGTAAAAAGAAAGCCAGACGTGATGACACCGACTTTACGCAATTTGCTGAAGGTGGCAAGGTTGGCCTATATGCCAATATCCATGCGAAGAAAAAACGCATAGCTGAGGGATCTGGTGAGAAAATGAGAAAACCAGGTGCCAAAGGCGCACCAACTAAAGCAGACTTTATTAAGTCAGCAAGGACAGCTAAGAAATGACAACATCAGGAACCACAGCATTTAATCTAGACCTAAACGATTTAATCGAAGAGGCGTTTGAGCGTTGTGGTCTTGAACTACGTACTGGTTACGACTTTAAAACGGCCAGACGATCATTAAACCTACTTACTGTAGAGTGGGCTAACCGTGGCATCAATTTGTGGACCGTAGAACAGGGCCAGATTACGATGAATACGGGTCAGGCTATCTATGCCCTACCTAACAACACGATTGACCTTCTAGACCAGGTTATACGTCAAAATAGCGGTAGTTCATCTAACCAGATTGACATCAATATCAGCCGTATTAGCGAGTCTACTTACTCAACTATTCCAAATAAGTTGACTACTGGCCGCCCTATCCAAGTATGGATTAACCGTCAATCAGGTCAATCAAGCGTAACAGCTTCAACCCTGTCTACAACTATTACAGCCACAGACAGTTCAATCAGCTTATCTGATGTAACAGTGTTACCAGCTGCGGGTTTTATCAAGCTGGATAATGAGTTGATCAGTTATAACACTTTGACATTAAACAGCACGGCTGGAACATCTGGCGTGTTGACTAACCTAGGTCGTGGTCAACAAGGCACTATTCCAGCAGCACATACGGCTGGTGCTATTGTGACTATCTCTAACGTACCATCTATTAACGTATGGCCATCCCCTAATGCAGGCGGTGGATATACATTCGTTTACTGGCGTATGCGCAGGGTTCAGGATGCTGGAACAGGCGTTACTGATCAGGATATTCCATTTAGATTTATTCCTTGCATGGTAGCTGGTTTGGCTTACTACATTTCTATGAAGAAGCCTGAAGTGTCTCCAGACCGTGTATTGATGCTCAAAACAGACTATGAGCAACAATTTACTTTAGCCGCAGACGAAGACAGGGAAAAAGCTCCAATTCGTTTTGTGCCAAGGAACTTATTCTATGCCTAATCGTTTTGCATCTGGTAAGTATGCGATTGCAGAATGTGACCGCTGTGGTCAAAGATATAAGCTTAAGCAACTAAAAAAATTGGTTATTAAACAGCAGGTAAAGAATATTCTTGTTTGTCCTGAATGTTGGGAGCCAGATCAGCCTCAGCTATCTTTAGGTATGTATCCAGTTGATGACCCTCAGGCTTTAAGAAATCCTAGACCTGATACCAGTTATCAAGTATCTGGAGTAGGTGCAGAAGGTGACCCATCGGGTGGTAGTAGAATTTTTCAGTGGGGTTGGAACCCTGTAGGTGGATCAAGGCTGTTTGATACGGAATTAACGCCAAATAACTTGATTGCAAGTGTACAACTTGGTACAGTAACAGTAATTACTAATTAGGAGTAAATCATGTTTAAAAAAGGCGCAGACGGTATCACTAAACAGGGCAAAACCAAAGGTAAAAACCTTGGTGATTCAGGCCCTACAGTAGCAGCTTTGCACGGAAAAGGCACAAAAACTTCAGGTGGCGGTAAACGCAACATTGATATGAAGACTATGGGTCGTGGCCTGGCTAAAGTTGCTGCTCAAAAACGAGGCTAATCATGGCTAAATATTCAATGAAAAAAGGCGGGAAAGAAGTAGGACCTGCCAAAGTTTATGCGGAGCCACATACTATGGATGGTAAAAAGATGAAAAACCTAAAAGACGTGGTTACTAAACCAGGTAATGGTGTTGACCAAGTTAATATGTCTGTTGGTGGGTATACTAAAAAAACCAATGATGTTATTAATAAACATGGCGAAATGAAGATTCGTGGCACTGGCTGCGCTACTAAAGGCACTAAAGCACGTGGACCGATGGCCTAATGAATTACACAGAGTTATCCGCTAGAATCCAAGCGTACGCTGAAAACGATTTCCCAGCTTCGGCTGGTAATTTGACGTCTGCCCAGCAGATAGCTACGTTTGTTCAACAGGCTGAAGACCGTATATACAACAGTGTACAACTACCTTCTTTGCGTAAAAACGTGACGGGTGTTTGTACTACTAATAATACATATCTAGCCTGCCCTACGGATTTTCTTTCAGTATTTTCTATGGCTGTTATTCAAGCCAACGGTGAGTATGAATACCTTTTAAATAAAGACGTTAACTTTATTCGCCAGGCTTATCCAGCTCCTACAGCTACTGGAACCCCTAAATACTATGCTTTGTTTGGCCCTAGATCAGCTAACCCTACAGAATTGTCTTTTATGCTCGGCCCAACACCAAATGCTAATTTGACAATAGAGCTTCATTACTTCTTCTATCCAGAATCAATTGTTACCGCTGGCACTAGTTGGTTGGGTGATAATTATGATCCAGTATTACTTTACGGCGCATTAAGAGAAGCGTATATTTACATGCGTGGTGAACCTGATATGATTGCTAACATCGAAGCAAAGTATAATGAAGCATTAGGGCAGTTAAAGCGTCTTGGCGATGGCTTAGAGAGAAACGATGCTTATCGCGCTGGACAAACCAGTTTGCAGTACAACAAGTTATAAATAGGAGTAAAAAATGGCCTTTACAGGTAACTACATGCCAACGTCTTTCAAGATTCAACTTTTGAATGGCTTGCAAAACTTTTCAGCTAACACGTTTAAGATTGCTTTGTATACAAACTCAGCAACTTTAGATGCCAACACAACTGCGTACACAACCTCTGGTGAAGTAGCCTCTACTGGTAACTACAGTGCTGGTGGTAACACTTTATCGGTGACTACAACCCCGACTAATGGTGGCTCAGGTACAACAGCTTACATTGACTTTGCAGACACTACATGGTCTTCAGCAACAATCACAGCTCGTGGCGCTTTGATTTACAACAACAGCCAAAGTAATTCTGCGGTTGCTGTGTTGGACTTTGGTAGCGACAAGACATCTACTGACGGTGATTTTACTGTTCAGTTCCCAGCTGCTACGAACACAACAGCTATCATTCGCATCGCTTAATAGGAGCCTGACATGGCTCTTGTACTAAAAGACCGCGTTAAAGAGGTTACAAGTGTAACCAGCACAGGTACAGCCACGCTATTAGGTGCGGTTGTTGGATTTCAATCATTTAACACTGCCATCCCTACGGGATCAACGGTGTATTACTGTATTGCTGGCCAAGGTACATCCCAATGGGAAGTTGGTGTAGGTACGTTTACAGCGCCTGACCAACTAAGTCGAGATACTGTTTACTCATCTTCTTCTGCTGGCGCGCTAGTTAACTTTAGTGCTGGTTCAAAAGATGTGTTTGTTACTTACCCATCTGAGCGCGCTGTCTTTGAAGAAGCCAATGGCACCACTGTTCTACGTCAAGGCCCAATTACAGTTGTTGGTGCTAACGTTACCACTTACACAAGCTTTGGCGCGTCTTTAGGTGAGTTTTACGCTAATGAACCTAGTTTTGCTCAGTTATATGTACAGAACTTAAACGATTCCTCTAACGCCTCTACAGATATTGTTGCTTATAACGATATTGGTGATGGTACAAATAACTTTATTGACATGGGTATTTGTAGCTCAAACTATACAGAAGCAGCGTATCCAATTTTTTCTCCAAATTCAAGTTATCTATATAACGATGGCGGCGTATTGCTTGTTGGTTCAGCCACAAATAACGTAACAATTTTTGCTGGTGGTGTGAACGTAAACAGTGCCGTAGTAACATTTGGTTCGGATTTAAGTACTTCTTTTAAAGGCAACGTTGCGATACCTGGCACATTTACATCTAATGGTGCTGCTACTTTTGGCTCAACAGTTCTTTTAAACGCAGATCCTACGCTTGCTTTACAGGCTTCTACAAAACAATACGTTGATAGCGCGGTTTCTACTGGCTTTATTGTTCACGACTCAGCTGTTTATGCTACAGCAGCCGCCCTACCTAATTCTCCAACTTACAACAATGGTACTAGTGGAGTTGGCGCAACACTTACAGCAAACGCTAACGCAGCATTGGTTATAGACGGTGTAACTCTTGTATCTCCAACAGATAACGGCATACGTGTTCTTATAAAAAATGAAGTTAGCTCCCAATATAACGGTATATATGTTGTAACCGAATCTGGTAGCGGTAGTGCGCCATGGGTTTTAACACGCGCAACAGATTTTAATACTTATACCCCTGGTAATATATCTACAAACGCCTACGTTTACGTAACCTCTGGAAGTACAAATATTGGTTCTTCTTGGATTTTTTCACAAGTAGGCACCGTAACAGTAGGTACAACTCCGCTTCATTTTGAACTTTTCTCTCAGCCAGCTGCTTATACAGGCACAAGCCCAATCAACGTTACGGGTCAGGTTATATCCTTAACTACAGTACCAGCAACATTAGGTGGTACAGGTGCTAACACAGTTGCTACAGGTGACTTGCTATATGGTTCAGCCACTAATACATGGTCTAAGTTAGCAATAGGTGCTGGGTACAAATCATTAAGGGTTAATGCTGGTGGTACTAACGTTGAGTGGAACGCTGTTGCCCTTGACCAAGCCGCAGCTATTTCAGGTACATTAGGCCCTACAAATGGTGGTACAGGTATTTCTAGTTACACGCAGGGTGAAATGCTTTATGCAAACACCTCTACACAGCTAGATAAAGTAACACCAAACACTACAACTACTAAGAAGTTCTTAAGCCAAACTGGTACAGGCACAGCTGGATTAGCACCGAGTTGGGCGCAGCCAGCAGCAGGGGATATTACAGGTTTAGCTCCTTCAGCAACAACAGATACAGCTAACGCATCTAATATTACGTCTGGTACGCTACCATCAGGTCGTCTAACTGGTTCTTATACAGGTATTACGGGCGTAGGTACGATTGCTACGGGTGCTTGGACAGCTAACGCAATTGCTGTAGCTTATGGTGGTACTGGAGCAACTAACACAACCAATGCACGTACTAACTTAGGTTTAACAATTGGTACAGATGTACAGGCATATAGTCTTCAGTTGGCTTCTGTGGCGGCTCTATCTACAAATGGCTTGCTAAACCGTAGTGCGGCTAATACCGTAAGTATTGCTTCAGCAGCTGACATTGTTAGTCAGATTGGATCAACAGCCGTTACTAACGCTACTAACGCTACTAACGCTACTAACGCTACTACAGCTACTAC